CTTGTCAGCAGCGAGAGCCGAGACTCCACCGAACAAGTAAGCGTCAGGAACTTCAACGGTGGTTACGCCAGCGAGCTTGCCGAGGTAGCCATTCTGTCCAGCTGCGTAACCAGCGTCAGAACCGGTGTAGTTGATGAGGTCACGAATAGTCGCAGCAAAGGTATAAGTAACCCAGCAAACGACGTTGTTCAAGTTACCACCAGAGGTACGAATTTTGTTGACCATAAGCTGCAAACCGTAGTCCTTACGAGTTGTAACTACCTGAGTTACGTTACCAGCAGGGCGACCAGCGAAGATCTTACCGAGCGAGTAAGCGTCGTGAGCAGGAACGAATACATCGTTACATTGCTGCAGGGCAACTTGCTTTGAGAAGCCAGATACAGGGATATCCTGCATTTGGGTGCGCTGAATACGCAAGAGCATTGACTTGTTGTAAGCCAAGGTTAGGACCTGCTCAGTTGGAACTACTAATGAAGCTGCGCCGAAAGGAGCAGTAGCGGAAGTTTCGTCATAGTTAGCCAAAGAGCCGTCGGCGATTGACAAGACGCGAACGGAGTTTAGACCGTCGAATTTGTAACCATTGTCACCCAAGTAAGGAGTAACAACCGAGCTAATGCTCAATGGGATATCCATGATATTTGCGGTTTTTGTGCCGTATACAGCCATGATGTTTCCCTTTAATTAGAAATGCTTTAAGTGGTATCCGCCTGTAGATATCCTTAGTGTAGGACAGGTGCCTCACATAAAGCAATAGTAATTATGCTTTGTCAAACATAAGTGCAACAATGCTATAATAACAGTATGAATATTCCAGTACAGTTCTTTCCTAGATGGTATCAGAACGAAGCCCTCACCGCCCTCGACAATGGGTGTGTGATGAACGTCTGGTGCTGGGCGCGTCGTGGTGGCAAGGACTTCACCGGCTTTGGCTATGGCGTGAAGAAGATGGTGGAGACTCCGATGAACGTGGTTCTCGTCTTCCCGACCAAGGAGCAGGGTAAAAACGCCTTCTGGACCAACATTGAAAACGATGGCTTCCGGACTATCGAACATATCCCCAAAGCCCTGATCGCCAGCCAAGACAATAACAATATGCGTATCACGCTCAAGAACGGTAGTACCTTCCAAATCCTTGGTGCCACCGACCCTGACGCCTTGCGTGGTGCTAACGGCAAACTCTACATCTTCTCCGAGTTCGTGGATATCCCGAGCGACGCCCTTGACGTTATCCGCCCGATCATCGCCGTCAACGGTGGTCAAATCATTCTCCAGTCCACCCCGAAGATCGACGGCATCTCCGGTGGCACCTTCAAGATATTATTCGACCGAGCCATGAAGACCATCGGCCAATTCGCCAGCCTTGTCACCGCCAACGAATACCTCGACGAAGCGACCCTCGAAGACCTACGCCAAGAAACAATCGCCAAGAATGGTAATGACTTCAAGTGGCGACAAGAGTATCTCTGTGACTGGGGCCAAGCCAGCTCAACCAGCTACTATGGTGCGGTCATGGCGGCCTTAGCCGAACGTGGTCGCATCGGCCAGTTCCCGTACAATCCAGCCTTCCCCGTTTATACCTCGTGGGACTTAGGTATGTCGGACAGCACCGCTATTACCTTCTTCCAATAGTATCAACAAGGTTGTCTACATCATCGACTACTACGAAACCCACGATATTGGTAACGAAAGTATCGTCAAGTACGTTATGGCGAAACCCTACAATATGGCATGGCATTTCCTCCCCCACGATGGCGCGGTCAGAGATAGTGATGCTATCGAGCGTATCGAGAAAATCCGTGGCTACGGCTTAATCAACAGTAGCCTTCTGCGCCGTGAGCCAGTAGACGATGGTATCTCCCGGGCAGTCGAAAACATAGTAGGGGCTCGCATTAACGCTGGCACCACTGAGGATTTGCGACGCAAACTCATTCTGTACCAGCGTAAATTCAACCCCCTAACGGGTGACTACATGGGGCCGGAGCACAAGACTGAAAGCCACGCGGCCGACAGTATACGCTATATGTTTGTGGCTCTTGAGCAGGAGTTTGACAAGCAAACGGGATTATTCTATTACGCTCCCGATAATGCTCAAGACACCTACGAAACGGACTCTATTAAGACCGTTGACCAGTATCAGCCGAGCTATTAGCTGCGGCGTGGTTGGCTATCGCATCAGCTTTAGCAGCCTCAACATTGATAGAAAGTGCCTCGTCAACGTCAGTTGGCATACCATCACCCAAAATTGGGTCGTTGGCTGCAACGTCTTCGTCTACCGACTCTGTTGGGATTTCTCCGTCCAGAGTAGGAGCTACGGTCGTTTCGGTCGTTGTGGTTGTTACTTCTGGTGCTTCGGTCGTAGTGGTGGTTGTCTCGATCTCGGTCGTTGTGGTTGTGGTTTCGTCAGCCATAATAGACTCCTTCGTTTAATACTTAGTTATTTTACCTTAGTTGTTGTTTTGGTGGTAGCTGGGACCTCTGGTACGGCTCGGGCGGCAGCTAGGCGCTCCTCAAGCTCAACGCGCTTCTCGAGCTCTGCTAGACTCTCCTGTTGCACAACTGGTCCAGCGGGTTCGTCAGTAGACACCTTCTCACCCTCGTCTTTGAGGCGGCGGATTTCGTTGTCGTAGACGTCCGAGTAGTCCTCATCAGTAGCCACTGGTGCGTCTTTGGCACTGACTCGGGTTGAGACATAGCTCAAGATGTCAGGTTCAGTAACGTCCTCCAGTGGCTTACCGATACGGCTAGCGATAATCATAAGCTGGTGCTGATCGGACGCAATTCGCTTAACCTCGACAATGACTTCTGGGGCTAAACGCCAGCCGAAGTCCTGTCCCTGAGTGATGTTAGGGCTGCGGTCGGAGCTCGCCCACATCGCGGTGATGTGTGGTTCGGTTTCCGCTACTCGGGTTTCACCTGTTTTAATGTTGAAAAACTTGATAGCCATGATTTACTCCTTAATTATTTCCTTGGTCCGAATACCGCGGTTGCAGCCTCAGCCCATTCTTTATCTTCTGGGTCGTCTACCTTGCTGTCCCCGCCACCATAGATGTCAGAGCGGTCGGCTCGCTTCTTGGCCGTTGTCGGCGTTGGCTTGTACTGGGTCAGCAACGGGCTTGACTGGGGCAACGCCAGTGTCGGCCGCCTCCAGCTCAATAGCCTTGTCCACATAAGGCTTGAGGTTCCGAGTGTAGAATTTTTGTAGGCTGATTGGAGCGCGGAGAATGATGCCAGTTTCGGGGTCCTTAATCAAGGTGGCCTCGTAGTCAGCCCACAACTCATCACGCAAATCAGGGTTTGCCTCAAGTAGTTCCTCATACTCATATCTGATAATGTCGGCTTGATCTTTTGAGATCAAGGTTCACTTCGGCAATCTGAGCAATCTGGTTCTCAATAGCCGCCGAGTTCTGGTCGAACTGCTGCTTGGCCGAGAGGAACCACATACCGGCTTCCTCCTCGGTAAAGGCTACACCGGTGCGAGGATTGACGAGTTTCATCACGTCATCTATCCCTCGGATTGGGTCGCCGTCTTTGTCTGCCAACTGGGTAGGAATCGCGGCAAACATCTTAGTACGAATATCAGATTTAACTGCGGCGACCTGTTGCTCATATTCACGAGTGGCTAGTCTAGCATCTCGGACGGAGGTATCAGGCGCTCCATCTTCTTCTTCCAAATCTTCAGCGGCCGCTTCTCTCGCAGCCTTCTGTTCTGCTGTTTCAGCTGGAGTTCCTTTACCTTTTTCAGACGCTTTTGGCGTTTTAGGTTTTTCTCCGGGCTTGGCTGGCTCATCTTCTTCGTCGTCCTTATCTTTATTAGCTTCCTTGTCCTTGCCTTTTTTCGCGTCGGGGAACATCTCCTTGGTCGCTTCGTCCCACTCCGCATCTTCCGCGTCGGGTTCGGCAGCTGGTGTCTCTACGGGAGCTTGTGGCTGAACTTCTGGCTCTACTACTGGCTCACCGCCTGTTACTTCTGGTTCCATTTTTACTGCTCCTTATATTTAGCATCAATTGTTTCGAGGCTACTCGTAATTGCATCGAGTGTGGGCAGGAAGTATGTCATATGCAATTTGCTTACCGGAAATCTGGCGTTCTAGGTCAGCAAGGGCGGTAGTTCTGGGGACCCCCTCTGTAATCTTGAAGGCGTTAAAATCCTTATATAGTGCTGCGATAGCTTCTTTTAACACTATATGTACGGACTTGAGGGTACTATATTCCTCCTCGTCCTTGGTGAATGACTTGTCAGGACCAAAACTAAGAAGACCCTCGCTAGCGGAGCTGCGATAATCAATACCTTCGGTGTCCCTCAATCCCATGTTTCTTGTCTCACATTAGTGTAACAATAGTGTAGCGTAACCGCTAACTGGCTGTCAAACTATTGTACTACGGGAGGCTGTGGAGCGGCTGCTGGTGCGCCCATTGGAGCTGGGCCGGCTGGTAGTCCCAGAGCTGGGGGTGTAGCGGCTATCTGGCCGATAAGTGGTGCGTCGTCCTTGATAAGCATATTGGTGATTTCTTGTAC